TATGACAATATCTCGCACAAAAGGAGGAACGCATGTACGGTGTTGAATATCTAAGAAGTAAATTATCCAAAAAGAGGTATCGCACAGACCTGCGGTACCGCTTTTATGAGATGAAGGAAAAGCACAATGAACGGAGTTTCATGATACCGCCATGGCTCAAAGAGAACTATCGGACTACAGTCGGTTGGTGTACCAAAGCAGTCGACAGCCTTGCCGATCGGCTGGTCTTTGAAGGCTTTGAGAATGACTACTATGGTGCAATGCAGATATTCGACATGAATAATCCTGACATATTCTTTGATTCAGCTATTCGTGAGTCTCTGATAGGTGCATGTGCTTTTGTCCATATCGCACATGGTGAAAATGTCGGTGATGTTCCGAGGCTCTCGGTGTTAACTGCGAAAGATGCAACAGGCATCATGGATGAACAGGCTATGTTGCTGAAGGAAGGGTATGCTGTTTTGGATCGAGATAAGAACGGCAGTCCTATTCTTGAAGCATATTACACCACAGATGGTACGCAGTACTTTGAATATGGACAGCCAACATTGTTTGAACCGAATCCAGCCAGATATCCTCTGTTAGTGCCGATAGTGTACCGACCGTCATCACACAGACCGTTTGGTCACTCTCGCATCTCCAGAGCGTGTATGGACTATCAGAGCGGTGCTGAGAGGACTCTTCAGAGGTCTGATGTGTCCGCTGAATTCTATTCATTTCCTCAGAAATATGTTTCCGGCACCGATCCTGATGCTGATCCTCTCGATACGTGGCAGGCATCAATGTCTGCAATGTTACGTTTTGACAAAGACGAATCTGGAGATAAACCGCAGTTAGGTCAATTCTCTCAGCAGTCAATGTCACCTTACACTGAACAGCTGCGGACATGGGCGGCCATGTTCAGCGGAGAGACAGGTCTGACACTGGATGATCTCGGATTTCCAACAGACAATCCGTCCTCGGCAGAGGCTATCAAGGCGGCGCATGAGACACTCAGACAGATCGTCAGAAAGTCTCAGCGGACATATGGCATTGCTTTCGCTAATGTCGGCTTTGTGGCGGCATCGGTGAGGGATGACATGGACTATTCACGTTCATTAATCTCTGACATGAAGCCGATATGGATTCCTGCATTTGAGCCTGATGCGGCTATGATCTCTGCGATTGGTGACGGTGCGATCAAGATGAATCAGGCTGTGCCGAACTACTTCACGAAGGAGAACCTGCGGATGCTGACAGGCATCGAATCCGGTGAAGCAGTCGAGGTTGAGGAAGAAGATGTCTGAATTCGGCGAGACGCTGTTGAGAGATGTCAGCAAGACATTATCTTCGAGCGTTTCAACGGACAGGAAACTCAGAGCAATAGCTAAGAGGATAGCAGACAGCACCGACTTTGTTGACGCAGGCGACTATGCGGTGCGGATTGGGGAACTGCTGTCGCAGGCATTAATATCCAACACTTCCGGCATGGCATACATCTCCAGAGATGTTGCGGAAGAGTTACTCAGACCGTTGCTCACACAGAATCATCAGATGGTGACTGATGTGTGCAGAATAGTCGAAGAGAACATGAACTCCGCAATAGGCATCAATGTCGGCGCAGTCCTGCCGGACTTGGACACCAGTCGGATCAGCGGTCTGATCGACAAGGTATCATCCTATTCAACAATGGATGAAGCGTTGTGGGTGCTTGGCGAGCCGATAGTCAACTATGCACAGTCGATCGTTGATCAAAGCATCGAGAAGACAGCCAAGACGTCCAATGCTTTAGGACTGACGGCATACATCACTCGGAAAGCCGAGCCGACAGCCTATAAGACCATTAAGCGAGGAAAGAAGTCATACAGATATAAGATACCTTGTAAATGGTGCGCAGGCTTGGAAGGCAAATATGAGTACAGAGGGAACGGCAGTAACGTTCCACAGGATGTGTTCCGCAGGCATGAGTCATGCAGATGCACGGTAACTCTCACCAGAGACCGAACCAAGCAGGATGTCTGGAGCAAACAGGAATGGTCAGATGACGATGCGAGTACAGTGTCCGACCGTGTCCGGCAAAGGGAACAGGCACAGACGCAGACACAGCAATCTGAACAGCGTGAGCGGAGGCAGAATCTAAGCAATGTTGATTATGTCTCAGCACAGACTGGATACAGTCCGCAGAGCGCATCAATGCTGTTGAGGCAGTACTCTAACGAAGTCAGATCGAACGGAGTTGACTGGCTCATTGACTTGATAAGAAGTCAGAATCAATTTGCACGGAGGTAATCAATGATTGGTCGGCAGACACCGACTCAATCCATTGTTATGCCGTTTGAACACTCTAAAGGGCAGGAGGCTATTGATCTCTATGAGACAAGCAGCAGACACGCTCAAGAGTGGCAGATGCTATTAGTAACCGATATCATGGCGCAGAATGATGATGGTCTCTGGACACATCAGAAATTCGGCTATGAGGTTCCTCGCCAGAACGGTAAGGGTGAGGTGTTGGTGATGCGTGAGTTTTGGGGATTGGTAAACGGCGAAAGAATCTGCCATACCGCCCACAAGACAAGCACATCACACAGTGCGTTTGACCGACTGGTCAGAGTCCTCGTTGAATCTGGCTATGTTGAACTGGGAAGGAAAAAGAAAGACCAAGAGATTCCGGACAAGAGTTTTAAATCTACAAAACAGTACGGATTAGAGCAGATCTTCCTTACGAATGGAGGATCCATAGTGTTCCGCACACGAACGGAGGCAGGAGGCATCGGTGAATCATTTGATTTGCTGGTCATTGACGAGGCACAGGAATATACCTCAAACCAACAGTCAGCATTGATCTACACGATTGCCGCATCACCGAATCCGCAGACGATATTCTGCGGAACACCACCGTCATTATCATCGAAGGGTGATGTGTTTGTGGGTTTGAGGAAAACCGCTCTTTCTGGGAATGCCTATTCGACAGGATGGGCAGAGTGGTCTGTCTATCAGAAACCTGACGATCTGATGGACAGTGCTTTATGGTATGAGACGAATCCGTCTTTGGGGAACATCCTCAAGGAACGGACGATCAGATCGGAGGATGTATCAAACCATCTCGACTTTCTGATCCAGAGATTAGGCTACTGGCATTCATACGAACTTAAATCTGAGATCACTGAAGCTGAATGGAAAGCATTGAAAGTAAATCGTTTACCAACGCTAAAGGGAAAGATATATGTCGGCATCAAATTCGGTGCAGACAACATCAACACATCACTTTCGATCGCTCTCAACACTGATGATGGGAAAGTATTCGTTGAAACATACGGATGCAGACCACAGGTGCAAGGATTTCAGTGGATTATATCTTTCATTCAAACGTGTGATGTCGGAGCGGTTGCTGTTGATGGACAGGGCAAAAGCAAATTACTGGTCGATGCTCTGAAAGAGGCAAGGGTAAAGACAAAGGTGATCCAGCCGACAACAGGCGAGGCAATCACCGCTTATTCCGGCTTTCGCCAAGCTATCGACACAGCCACGATTTGCCACAGCGGACAGCCATCTGTCACACAGGCAATCAGTAATTGTGAAAAGAGGATGATTGGCAGAAATGGCGCATTCGGCTTCCGATCTTTAAAGAACGAGGTGGATGTGTCCATAGTCGAATCATTAGCATTGGCGCATTGGTTACGATCAAGCATCAAAGACAAGAGAAAACAAAAGATTTGGTATTAACGCACTGCTCTGTGCGTTTTACTTTACGCTACACGGCGGTTAACAGTGGTAAGGAGCGAAGAAATGACTGATTTTAAACCTATCAACACACAGGAAGAATTCAACGAACGGTTGAAGGATCGACTTGAACAGGCAAAGCGTTCAGCAAGGGACGGATGGACATCACCGGACGATCTGAAGGTGATCGAGGCAAAGCACAAGGAAGAACTCCAGAAACTTGTTGACTCTCATAAAAAGGAAATTGAAAAGTATTCCGGCTATGAAGCTAAATTCGAGGAGCAAACCAAAAAGATCCATGATCTTGAAATAAATGGTTGGAAGACCAGGGCAATCATGGACAAGCATCTGACAGCTGATGCGATTGAATTTTTGTCTGGTGAAGATGAGGAATCAATCAATGCCAGCGCAGACAGATTACTGTCATTAACTGGCGCAAACAGGGGATTCGTAAAGAATCCAGAACCGAAAGCAGAACCTAATGATGTATGGAAAGATCTCGTTAGGTCATTGCCAAACAAATAGGAGGACTTATGGCAAACATTATTAATCGTGGGACAAACCTGCCGACACAGATCGTTGAAGAAATGTTCAACGCAGTCAGAGGCGAGTCCGCTCTGGCTAAACTCGCACCGCAGAGACCGATTCCGTTTAACGGAACGACTGAAATGGTCTTTTCTCTCGACAATGACGTTTCTGTCGTTGGGGAAAGTGATCCGAAAGCAAACGGCGGTGGCACAGTCACACCTGTCGTAATCAGACCGTATAAATTTGAGTATGGTCTCAGAGTTTCCGATGAATTCCTTTATGGTACTGAAGAATACAGAATGGATGTTCTGAGAACATTCGCAGATGGCGCAGCCAGAAAGTTTGCGAGAGGTCTCGACATCGCAGCATTCCACGGTCTGAATCCGTTTGACAAGACAGCATCTAACGTCATCGGAAATAACAACTTCGAGGCGAAGATCACCAATTCTGTAACTTACAGCGGTACGACACCGGATGCCAACATTGCGGCCGCTCTGGCTATGATCGAAGCAGCAGGTGTCATGGCTGACGGTGTTGCGATGTCCACGGTCATGAAAAACGCAGTCGCAGGACTCACAACTTCCGCAGGTCAGAAGTATCCTGCATTCGCATGGGGCGCAGCTCCCGAGGCTCTCGGCACAATGAGACTGGCAGTCAATCCGACAGTGTCCATTGCGGCTTCCGGTGCTACAAAGACTCTGCACGCAGTTGTCGGTGACTTCTCCGCTTTCAAGTGGGGCTACGCTAAAGACATTCCGCTTGAAGTTATCGAGTATGGCGATCCTGATAACAGCGGTTCTGATCTGAAGGGACACAATCAGGTCTATCTCAGAGCAGAGGCATACATCGGCTGGGGAATCCTTGCACCGTCCTTCTTCGCTAAGGTCGAAGCATGAGGACGTATCGAAACACGAAAACAGGCGTAATTATTACAGTTGATTCGGAGATCAAAGGGGACTGGGTTGAGGTAACCGAGTCCCCTAAACCTCCGAAGAAGCCTGTTAAGCGCAAACCCAAAAAGTAAGGAGGCAGACATGTCATCATTTGCATGTGTGGGTGATGTCATCACTCTTTTCCGCAAGCTGACACCAGACGAGATTGACCGCACACAGAGCCTTTTGCCGATTATTTCTGACGAACTGAGAGTCAGAGCGCAGATGGCACATCTGGATTTGGATCAGATGATTGCCGGCAATCCTGCACTCGCCTCAGTCGCAAAAGAGGTCACTGTGTCGGTCATTTCGAGAGTCTTGCGGCAGAATACAAGCGGTGAACCGATGTCACAGGAATCACAGAGCGGACTCGGCTATTCGTGGTCAGGAACGTATGCTATTGCAGGCGGTGGCATTGGTTCGTGCATCCTTCCATCAGATCTGAAGCGGTTAGGCATTAAGAGACAGCGGATTGGAGTAATTGATTTCTATGATCCAAGGAATGCCCATTAAACTGCTAACAAAAACTCAGACAGGTGTGAACGCATTCAAAGAGCCGATCTATACATGGTCAACAGAGGTCATTGATGATGTGCTGGTCGGCGAACCCACTCCAGAAGAGCGTGTTGATGAGATGAGCCTGACAGGGCGCATGATTGCGTATACTCTTGGAATTCCTAAAGGCGACAATCATGACTGGGAGAACCAGATAGTGGAATTCTTTGGGGAAAAATTCCGCACGTTTGGCATTCCTGTCAGAGGAATCGAGGCAAACATCCCTCTGAGGTGGCATACGAAAGTGAAGTGTGAACGCTATGAGAGTTAAGTTAATCAGCAAAGGTGTCGCCGAACTGTTAAAGTCACCAGAGATCACATCCGCTGTGCGTGAGGCAACTGCCACTGTTCTCAACAATGCCGGAGGCTACAATGCAGGATACGGTGCAAACACTGAGGTGCATAACCGTGCGGTTGGCAGAGTCTACTGCATGACATCAGATGCCAATCGTAACAACGAAGACAACAACACGTTGCTGAGGGCATTGCATGGCTGAACCGATCGAGAAAACCATCCTCGACTGGTTTGAAGCAAATCAGATCGAAGCGCACATCGGTGAACCTGAGTACAACCGTAACAGTGACTACAGATTTGTTGTGATCCAAAAAACAGGATCATCGAAAACCAATAAGATCTGCGAATCTACGGTTGCATTGCAGTCATATGCACCGACAGTCTATGATGCGGCAGTGCTTAACGAAACCGTAAAGGAACTGATGGAAAGATTCGTTTCCGAGGACAGGATAACTGGTGTCAGTCTTAACTCGGATTACGAATTCACGAAAACATCAACTAAACAGCCACGCTATCAGGCTGTTTACAATATTTATCACTATTAGGAGGAAAAATGCCGAATGTAGCAAATGTTACTGCCGGAAAGCCTAAAGTGTCTGGTCACGTGTTCCGTGCGCCGATCGGCACTGCGATTCCGACAGATGCAGTAACCGCACTCAACGAAGCGTTCGTTGATCTTGGTTACATTTCAGAGGACGGTCTGACCAATGCGAACTCTCCTGAGACGGAGACGATTCTTGCGTGGGGTGGCACCCCAGTCCTTCACACTACTACTTCCAAGGATGACACATTCACAGCCACGTTCATTTCTTCCATGAATCCGGAAGTGCTGAAGATGGTCTATGGTGATGAAAATGTCACTGGCACAGATGTGGCAACAGGCATCACAGTGTCCGCAAATGCCAAAGATCTGACAGATTACATCTATGTAATCGAGATGATCGCAAAGGGCAATGTGGCGCACAGAGTGGTACTGCCCAGTGCTAAACCGACCGAGATCGGTGAGATCTCTTACACAGATTCCGAGGCAGTAGGCTATGAGGTAACGCTTGGATGCACAGCAGACGCATCTGGTAACACTCATTACGAATACTTCCAGACGAATTAAGGAGAACCATGAAGGGCAAGACAAAGAGCGGATACGAAGTTGAAGTAGCAGATGAAAAGTTTGATGACATGCAGGTGCTTGACTATCTCGTGGCGGTTACCGAAGGAGATATGACAGGTATTGCAGGATTGATCAGAAAGCTGCTCACTCCGGAACAGAAATTAGATTTCTACAACCACGTGAAACGTATTCATGGTTCAACAGGTATCGAGCCTGTTGCACTTGAATTCTTTGAACTCTTCCAGTCCTTTCAAGACGGAAAAAACTGATTGCCCTAGCTGATGTGGTGCGCCGATGTGAGGCAGATCTTATCTGTGATCTTGCAGAGGTGTACCACATTTTTGATTATCGGTCGGTCAAACTGACAGTTTTGGCAAAACTCGTAATTGGGTTGAGGGCAGAGTCACGTGTGAAGATGCGCATCTCCGGCAGTAAATTGACGATGGAGCAAACGCTGATGGTCATGATCTTTGACCGTCTGAATCTGCTTTGCTGGTCAAAGACTGAAGATGCGAAACACAAACGGAACAGACCGAAAGCCTTGTTGGATCAGATCATGCAGAAATCAGACGAATTTGAAGTGTTTGAGTCTGGCGAAGATTTTGATCGAGCAAGAGCGAAATTGATAGGAGGCAACAAATGACAGACATAGCTAAAGCGTATGTACAGATAATTCCATCTGCACAGGGGATGTCTGGCGCAATAAGTAACATTTATGATCCAGAGAGCGAGAAAGCAGGCGAAAGCGGTGGTGATTCATTCGCTAAGAAGTTTGTCAGCGTTGCCTCGAAAGTCATTGCGGCGGCAGGCATTGGCAAGATCATCTCAGCTTCGCTCGATGCAGGCGGTGATCTTCAGCAGTCTTTCGGCGGTCTGGAGACCATCTACGGCGATGCAGCTGATGCGGCGAAGAATTATGCCAACCTAGCAGCACAGGCAGGAATCAGCGCAAATGACTATGCTGAGAATGCTGTCTCATTCGGCGCGGCACTCAAGAGCGCATTCGGAGGCGACACAGCGAAAGCGGCCGAGGCGGCAAACCTCGCCATCATGGACATGGCAGATAACTCTGCTAAATTCGGTACAGACATCGGTGCTGTTCAGTCAGCCTACCAAGGATTTGCAAAAGGTAACTACACAATGTTGGACAATCTCAAACTCGGATTCGGTGGCACAAAAACCGAGATGGAGAGACTGTTAAAAACAGCACAGGAGATCACTGGGGTCGAATACAACATCGACAACCTCGGCGATGTGTATGAGGCAATTCATGTCATCCAAGACGAACTTGGAGTCGCAGGAGTTGCAGCAGACGAAGCGAAGACAACTTTGTCAGGATCCTTTGGAGCAATGCAGGCAGCGGCATCGAACTTCCTTGCATCACTCTCGCTTGGTGGGGATGTGAGCGGAACGCTGTCACAGCTGGCATCTGCCACATCAACATGGCTGTTTGGAAACTTCCTGCCGATGATCGGCAACATCATGATGTCTCTGCCGGAAGTGATCTCAACAGCAATCAACACAGGATTACCGATGTTCCTTGAATCCGGCAAGGGGATCCTCACATCAATCTCCGAAGGATTGGTCACAGGATTACCCACTATGATCGAGAACGCACTGCCTGTGTTGCTCGGTTTCACAGAGGGTTTACGAGCCAATTTTGGAACGTTGGTAGACTCTGGCATCGAATTACTTATGAATCTAGGAAACGGCTTAATTCAAGCCCTTCCAGCACTCATAACGTATGTTCCGCAGATCGTATCTAACATTGCCGGACTGATCAACGATAATGCACCTAAACTGCTGATGGCAGGACTTACTCTGATCGTGAATCTGGTCAAAGGGTTGTGGGATAACAGACAGGTCATTCTTGATAACATGGGCAACATCCTCAAAGCGGTATGGGATGTAGTGACTGCGATCAACTGGGTACAGTTGGGTGGCAATGTGATCAAGTTCATTTCCAACGGAGTTAAGAATCTGGCTACATCTATTCCCAATGCACTCAAGAACATCGGTAATAGCGCATGGAACGGTCTGAAGGGCATTAACTGGACATCCCTTGGTTCGACCATTATCAATTTAATCAAGACAGGGATCTCGAATCTGCTGAGTGCAATTCCGACAGCGTTAAAAGGGATCGGAACCACAGCGTGGAACGCATTCAAGGGGATCAGGTGGGGGTCGCTCGGAGCCAACATCATTTCTGGAATCATCTCAGGCATCAGTGGTGCGGCAGGTTCACTGTTTTCGAGTCTGAAAGATCTGGCATCTAATGCACTGCAATCCGCAAAAAACTTCCTTGGGATCAAATCACCGTCAAGAGTGTTTGCTGACGAGGTTGGTAAGTGGATTCCGGCAGGAATTGCGGAAGGAATTGAAAGCGGAGCGGACACGCTGATGAATTCGATCGACAGCGTGACTGGATTGGCTACGATCGAGGCGGCAGATGTTGCTTATTCATCCAGCTATACACCATCACAGACATCCACAGCACAGCTGGATGCGATTCTTGCTTTGATGGTCGAATACTTTCCAGAGATGGCGAAAGCAGGAAAGATTGACGGTAATGCGCTTGTTAATGGGATTGACCGTGCGCTTGGAATGGCGGTGATCTGATGCGGACATTTTCATTGATTAACCGTCTCGGACAGAAATACACGCTAATGTCATCAGAAAGTGGTTTTTTTCATTCGGTGAGCGGTCTCGGATATTCAGATGACACTGAATACAGAAGAATCTCGGTCGTTTACAAGATGATCGAAGACCATCGGTCACAGGATCAAATCAAAGGAAAGGTGATATTCCGTCAGCCTAATGCGCAGCGGAGTTACCAGAACTTCGTTAAATTCTTGCAGCTAAAACCTCTTTCTTTGGTGTACACACCGGAAGGATCCTCGGAACTGTATTACCGCAGAGGCACGGTTACAGATGTCGGATACACCGAAACTGACTGTGTGCAGGTGTCGGTTACGTTCACTTGCTGGACACCGCCATTCAAATATTTGAATCTAGTCACATATCCAAACGCAACAGTGACAGACGGAAAGATTTACGATTATGCATATGACTACACGTACAGATCGACAGTGGCAAACACGGTCGAGATCGACATTGACACAGCAATGGACTGCCCGTGCAAGATCACTGCGTACGGTCTGTTAGTGAATCCTGTGTGGAATCATTACGTTGACGGTGTTCTGGTTGCGACAGGCAAGGTCAACACCACCATTCCATCAAACAGAAAGTTAGTTATTGATACAGAAACCACACCATATTCGATCAAAGAATATGACATGAACAACAATCTGATTGCCGATCTGTATGAACAGTCAGATTTCTCAACTGAGAGATTTATCATGCTGAAATACGGCAAGAATTCGATTGTTATCACAGACGATGATGCTTCGACCACAACGGTGATCGTTGAGGCGCAGGTGATGTATGCCAGCGTTTAATGTCGAAGTGTTTGACCGGAGCATGGTCAACAAATTCCATGACAACATCAGCGAATTTGAATACAAGTTTGACTATCTTGCGCCGTCCGAAAGCACCATCACAGTCGCTACTGATGAGAATGTAATAGCAGGTGACTTTATCCATATTCATGGAGACAGGGATGTCAGCGGTGTAATCACGTCAGTTAAATTATTGGAGAACGGAGAGATGCAGATAGGTTTTAAGCCTGTCACATCTCTTTTTGATGTTTCGTGTGTTGTTGACACGGATTGGCAAGGCACTCAGGACATTGAGACAGTACTGGCAAATCTCATCACGAATGAATTCATTTCCAATTCGGACAGCGTTGCCAATGTTCCGTGTTTTGGAACGATCACGAAAACATCATCCACACAGTGGGGATTCAATCTCAAATCATCATCTGAAGGACAGCATCATCTTGTGACAGGCTTATATGACACGATGATCGTCAATGCGTTCAGAAAGCTGTCTGTGGTTGTCAACGCTGTGCCGGACTACTCGGCAAGGAAAATCAACTTTGTCATCGGCCAGATTGGCACAAATCCGAAGACCATTGAGGCAGATCTGCCTAATGTTCTCGACAAATCAATCATGGTGCATGAAGCATCTGCTGATACAAACAAGCTGACTGTCATCAATGAATCCAACTGGTCACAGCGGACAATCTACTATGTTCATCCAGATGGTTCATACAACACCACGAACACGGACAGGATCACACCAGTTGTCAATGTGTATAAGTCGACTGGTGTCGATGAAGGGAAGACATTCGCACAGGCGGCATCTGCGGTGGCATCTGATGTGCTTGGAAACATTGCATTCAATAATCTGATCGAACTGGAAGTACTTAATGATGACGAAATGATAGACGCTGAAAATCTGCGGATAGGACAGACGGTCAGCGTTATTCATAATGGCTATTCATATAATTCGATCCTATCTGGAAAAAAAGTCGGAAAGACAACCACACTCACTTTTGGATGCATCCGAATTGACTTAACCAAATTACTTAAGACAGGAGGCATTAATGGCTAACATCAACTTAATCACATATAGTGGCTCTTTGGTCACACCGCAGTGCGATGCGCTGATGAATGATGCTGAATTGAATAATAACGGCATGTTCTTCGGCGGTGAGGTCTCTGCCTCCGGTGCAGACACTTTGCAGATTTCACACGGATTCGGTGTGATCTACGGTAGAGAATTTGAAATCATGGCACAGTCCATCACTGTGCAACTGGCTACATCCGGCACACTGCTCGGAAGAGTCTATATCAATCTTGACTTGAACAACCAGTCACAGCCTATTGATTTGCTTTACGTGACAGGATCGTCCCTGCCGGAACTGGTGGACAATCCTGATATCAATCAGACATCTGGTTCGACTCAGATGGAACTTGCTACATTCACGGTTGATACATCTTCGATCAACAATGTGGTCAACACCGTCTCTCAGGTTACTCGAGTAGCTGACGGTTTGAAAGCAACTAACGCAAGCGTGACGGCAGTAAACAACTACATCAACGAAACAGTCAAACCGATTGCAAAGCACAACGTGACTTATGCAGTCACAGGAGAAGGTGACGGAATCTATTTGCAGGGCGGTGGGACTACCATCATCGGAGCAGGCGAGTGTGCGCAAAGAATCGTTGACAACAATGTTAACGGTGCGCAGGCAGGAACTAATGAATCTGTACACATTGCAGGAGATGATGCCGTATATCTTTATTCGGCATGTCAGAACATTGATAACAGAAAGACAGTGCGACTTACATCAGCAGGCAATCTTGAAGTGCTGAACGGTGGTATTACCGCCTCTGGTACTATTAAGACAAACGGTCACACAGTTTATCCGATCACCTATAAAGATGTAGACATTAATTTGCACACAGCAACATGGGGAACAGCCACTAACCTCTACTACACAGAAATAAATGTTAGCGGATGGCAGTGGATTTATGGTGTGTCGATTGCCTTCTGGGGAGGTCTCACAGGAATGGTTCAGCCTTACATCGTCGGTGCAGGTGCGATCGGCTTAATGTCCACATCCAACAGCTTTCCGAGTACAAATGCGACGATCAGAATCCGCATTATGGGTACAAGAATATCAGGTGACTGATGTTTGCGAGTCCACAGGCTTTTTACGATGCGGTCATTGGCAAGTCGATCGACACGGACGGCGCATATAATGCGCAGTGTTGGGATCTTTTCGACTTCTACTGCACTCAGCAGGGCGTGACATGCTCACGTTACTGCGCTCTAACTGGCTACGCAGGTGACCTTTATAAACTCAGATACAAATACGGATACGATAAATTCTTTGACTTTTTCTATCCTAAGAATGCAAAGCGTGGTGATTGGTACTTTTCTGATCAC